GACAAACTACCGATTGCGGCAGAGTACCCGGAGCCGGCATCACTGTCCGCAGATACGGTAGCCACTCCCGTCCAATATTCCAGTTGCTTGCTAAAAAGTTCGGTATCCGCCGATAGCTCAGTAGCGGCAGACAGGTCCTCTGTTTCATAATCTCCGGTAAATCCGGAATTGCGCAACAGATTGACACTTCCGACAGCCGCATTGTCTATCGCATCCTTAGCCTCTTGGGCAAGATCAGCCGCCGCCTGTATCTCATCCGGAAGCCCTTCCATATTCTTCCATCCGGTGGAGCCTTTTTCGATGTGGAACATACCCTTGATATCAACACCTTTATCCTGAGTGTATTCCATGTAAGTGGTCCGGTCCTTGTCACCAATGTACGTATCTCCGTACACCTTCATCCGGGCCTTGCCGGTAGATTTGTCAAAATCAAAAGAAATGACATCTTTCCCAGTCAAGGTAAAATCATTAATACCCTGATACATGATGATGGACGGAGAAACTTCGTTCACCGAAGAGAGAATTATCGCCGCCTGTTTGGTGATATCAGTCTTATGGCCCAATCCCACGATATCATCACCTGCCACCGGAACATCGTTCTCGACATTAGGATCACACACGGTCTTGGACAGGTCTATATAATTCTCACCTACTGCTGTGACCAACCGCCAGTAATAGCGGTTGCCGACATGATGCGAAACGCCAGTCTTGATATTGCACTCCTGTGCGATGGCGAGAGATCCCGGAGTAAACTGGTTCTCTATCTCAATTCCGTCTTCCTCTTCCTTGAAATAACAACGGTAGACATCATCCAACTCATCCACACGGTTGCATTTCATGCCTGCATGGGAAATCACCTGCTCGCCACCTACATACGTCTTCTTCTTTACTTCAAGCTCGTCAAAAACGGCTTTGACCTTGACATACAGATAATCAACAACAGCCTGTGACATACCGTTCTCAAGTACAGTGATTCCACTACCGTTCTTACCAATCAAAAGACCTTTTAAAAAAGTGATCAGCTCATTGGCGATATCTTCTTTATCTTTACGAAGGAAGTATTTGGAAAGTTCCTCTATATTTGCACTTCCCGATATGGCAACAACCCGGTCTTTATTGGTCCTTATGTAAATAGAAGGATTCTTATCATCATTATGTATGTATATCTCACCCTCATTCAACCCTTCCAATCGCTTTTCAAATGATGGGGATATTTCCGGTATAATCGGATTTCCTTCTGCATCCGTTTCCGAACCGTACCACAATATCTTTATAGGATGATTTCTAGCCATGATTACACATAATTTTCATTAACAAAAGCAGCTTGCGCCTTCTTGTATTTTAACACATCGTCCTCTTCAGGATTAGTTAGCAAAAATGCTATACCTGAAGAAGAAGTTGCGATCTCAGTTTTGCCTCCGATCCCGGCAATATCGTTTTCTCTAGGGCGTAAAGTCACTTTATATATAAACATCTGTTTTTTACCTATTGTATCAAGCTTTTCCGGGACAGAATCCCCTTCCCGTACATACAAATTACCGTCTATGTTGACGTGAGAAAGGCAAAGTAACTTATTTATGAACTCCGCTATATAATACGGAACACCACGACTTGTCCCGAAAACAAAATCAAATGTTTTATAAGGGAGAGAATACATTTCTATTATCTCCTGCTTCTGATTCACAAACTGTTCGTTTTCAACTTTCAACTCCACCCCATCCGGCTTGAATCCTCCTATTATTCTGAACTGGAACATCTGCCGAACCTCATCAATCCAGAATATATTATCAAACGCAGAATTATTATCTTTATGGGAATATTCAATCAGAATAGAATCACCTATATTCTCACACACACAGAATTCCTCACATTCCTTATCGCCTATAGTTACTGTATATATCCCCTCCGAAGGAGATAATGAGGCATAATACATCTTAATGCTTTCATTTACATCATAAGTAAGCAGTGTTATCTTGGAGGAAATATTGCCGATCTTATCATTCAAATAAGCTGAAGGTTTTTCGCCGTTATCACAAAAGATTTGCAGCAGGATGTTGTCTGACACAGAAAATACTTGTCTGAAACATCCAGCATTTGAATATTTATATTTCAGCGGTTTAAAGAATAACGGACAAACATCTCCGATTGATATCATAGTCTTTTCGTAAGTTTCTAGTAACTTGTGACTTCACAAGCTTTCATTGCAAATATAACAATTAAAATTTGAATCTTTATAACGAATTTAAATTTTTCACGATCAAAGTTACCTTTGAACTTTGTGATTTTGTAAAATTGTAATCAGCCTGCTGATAATATCCCTGTACAACTTTGCCTTGGTATTCCATTTCAACAATTCCTGTAAGATCTTCCGGAAGTTCCACATCCGAAGTCTCAAATTCCACCTCCGCCACAGTAAACATCCTTTTTGAAAGAATTATATCCCTACTTTCCCCCATTCCATCAATACCCACATCACTATTACCATCTGATGACGCAAAAGTAAGCATCTCAACAGATGAGCCGATGTATGCTTCATTGGCCAAAACCATAGAAGAAGGGGAAAACATGGCATTGAACATTGTGTCAGGGCTGAGAACGCCACCCATAAGATAATCCCTGTTCAATATATACTTAAGTCCAGACGAATCAGATTTTACCCCTACCATAAATAAATCAGTGTCACTTTCGTTGTCTGTAGTATCTTCACCTATCTTGTCAGCAAGGAACTCTATGCCGTATGCGTCCGCACGGTATGGAGATATCATTTCAAGGCTATTGTCCGTCATGGTCACGCCTGTGGTATATTCATTCGTAAAACGGAACTCATCCTTTCCATTAGCCGTGTCGTAATCCTGTTTGTCAAAGCCTATCCGTATCCGAGAATACACCAATGCAGAATTAACCTTCATCTCATAATCAGATAAATCATCTATCCTTTTGACAACATCATCCGAGAAGTATTTGCTTCTATGCCGAAAAGTTACTGTATTCCCGGATATGTCGTAAGCATAACCAAACACATAACTCATCCAGTTTGCAAATTTGGTGAAGGATGTATATATTTTGGCTCCAGGAATCTTACGGGCTGATTCAGCCGCCAAGAGCATACAATTATCAAGCCTTCTATCTCCTGTCCCCTCAATCACTCCAGTCAAACCATCTTTCTCTCCATTAATACTTTTAAGCAGTCTGTTCAGCAATGTATCAGGCTTTATAACATCCATTTCAACAGGGTTTATTCGATTTTTCCATGATGCTTTAAAATAACTTGATGTTGAAACTTTGTATGGCAAATCCGGCAATACAGGTACAATCTCTTCTTTCTCATTGACATACATAGCTCTCACTATTATTTTATCATTATGCAAAAGACTTATATTGTACGATTCCGAAACCTTCTTTTCCACTGGCGTTTCTGATTCTGTCGTAAGTTCAAAACTTCCTATCACCGTTTCCGTAGTCACCACTTCCCCATTACTGTCAATCTCATTACTTATCTTCATAATCTGGAGCCTCACACCTCTTACATCATAGCCCAAAGCACCAGACTGATATTTCCTAAACACAAACATATCAATATTAAACTCTATATTTATCCTAATTGATTTCAGAGCCTTTATCGAATATACATCATCACCACCTACTGTTTGATCATTAAATTCAAGAGACCCCTTTATTAAGGAATCACTGGCAGTTATATATATTGGCATTGGTGACATTTTCTTGCTGAAATAAACATTAATAAGAGTGTCATCGTCCTCCAATGTATCACCTGTAGGAATCCATTTTGCTGATTCTGAAAGTTCAAGTCCGTCATAAACAAGAGGAATGGGGCTTTTCACCTCTTCGACCGAATATTCATATTGAGTTCCTTTTTTTGACTTTATCATGGACGCCACGCTATCATCCACGGCATTTATCTGTAAGATACGACCATTATCCTGCAATGTAGAGAAATTGAGAGCGCAACTAAACCGTTCATTATACAACCAACTGTTATTTCTTGTACTTATTATTATTGAGGCAGAAGCATTCAAATAATCTTCATCATATTGTTTTAACAGCAATTTTCTAGCATCCCCAGCAAAAGAAAATTTGTTGGAAAATGTACGGATAACACCGTCATAGTCATTTCTCTTGAAACTAGCCTTCACCTCGTCCCAATTCTCAAGATCATCAGTAACCCTGTACTTCAGACCATTTATAAGTAACTCACATCGATAATACATAATTATTTCTTTTTACGATTCAACCCATCGATTTCGTCACATGTCTGCCTTACAAGACAGGCATAAGATCCGGCGGTCCATTCTTTCGGATTGATATACATCTTATTATACTTCCCAATAGCGACAACTTCATTTATAAATCCACGTTTTGTAGGCTTCTCCTTCAGTTCCTCATTCTTTTCCTTACTTATCTTATCCAAATCATATTGTGCACGGGAATTTAATGCGGATATTCTAGCATTCATAGCCATTACATCACCTTTTTTACACGAATAACCTATCTTCATCAGAATATCACGCACCTCATCATACATTTTCAACTTCATCATGTTCTCACATGCCTTCATGCACTCCACGGTCATTGCAAGATTCATACGCTCATTACAATTCAATATCTCAGAGAACAACTGTTTGCTCCCGACAATTTCTATATAGTCATTGATAATTTTTGCCGATGCAGCCCCTTTGTCCTCATCGTCAAATTCAATAGTATTGCTATCATTGGTATAAATCTCTATAAAAACGGACAAGGGAAGTTCATATATGTCACTTGTATACCTCATAATCAGATACTTTTTGAAAATTGCTGATAATTGTTTTCTCTTATCGCCTTGGCTAATTTTGCAAATCCTATCTGCTGTGATTTTTCCAGATGCCCTATCTTTTTCTCCAGTTCGCTATAATCATTAACTATTGATACAGGAGGAAGATTGTTTTCGCTTCTATATGCCATAAGACCATCAAAATCATTTGCATGAGCCTTTATCCTGTCCATATCCACTGCATAAGGTATAACCTTCGCACCTTTAGGGATGTCAACCAAAGTAGGGACAGACGGAGTAATATACGCTCCTTTTTCAGTAACGATTGTTTCAGGGACACCACCATCACCCACTACAGCCAATCCGCCTTTATGCGAATCAGTACCCTTGGCATACTTCGGAATAGGAGTCGCTATAATAGTAGCAAGCTGTATCGCTCCCATAGCACCTAGAGCAGCTATCATAGGTATTGCAGCAGGGAAGCCCAATTGTTTTATCGTCTGCAAAATACCACCTGCTATCTGTATAGCCGCCTCAGCTATACTGGTAGCTTTCTCAAACTTTGCCTGTTTTGTTCTTAATGCCGCTTTTTTCTTCTCCAATTCGGCATTCTTTTGTGCCGTTTTATCTTCCGCCGCACGTTTACGCGCTTCGGCTTCTTCAGTTGTTATAGCACCTCTTTCTTCTAAAGCCTCTATACGGGAAATTTCCTCTTCACCTGCTTTCTCATTCGCTTCCTGTTCAGCCTCAATAGCTTCAATCTGGCGATCATAAATGGATGATATCATTTCACCAATTCCACTAACCATAGAAGCCCACATCTCGGTAGTTCTTTCCATCTTCTCACCGTCTGTAAGTTCTTTCCAAACACCCGATATCTTATCAGACATAATACTGAATCCCTTATCCATCCCATCAAATATACCGGCAAACGGGCTATCGATATCCGATGCAAGATCTTTCAATGCAGAAGAATAACCTTTCAACACTTCAAAATTCCTTCGTGTGATATCCTGTTGCTCTTCCGCTTTTTTCAACTGATCATCCGCATTTATAGAACCTATCTCTGCTTCCATAGCCTTTATGGATTCTCTCAGCATTTCAATTTGTTGCTTGCTTACCACGCCCGATGCTTCCGCTATCTCAATCATTTTTTCAGCAGCATCTATCTGTATCTGTAATTGCTCGTTTGCGGCTTTCCGCTCCAGTTCACGCATGGCTTCATCGTATTCTTTTCGCGATAGCAGCCCTTTTGAATAATTTTCTGTTATAATGTTTTCAAGTTCCTTATATCCAGTACTTGTAGCTGCTATACGGAGAGATGATTGTTCCTCTTCCAGTCTGAGCATCTCATCGGTATACTTTTTCTTTTCCTCGATCCTTTTTTTCTCAGCCTCTGCCAACTTCTTAGCATATTCCTCATTCTCTTTCGCTATCTTCTGCATTCTCTCTTGGCCCAACATTTCCCGAAGTTTGTTCTCTTCCTCAGAATATCCCTTTACAGCTGCTATCTGGTCTTTATATTCTTTCTCTATGGCAGCAAGACTACGTTCATGCTCATCTTTAATGAGAGAAACGGACAAGTCAGCCATTTTATTCCTAAGATTCTCTATGTATTGCGCTAAATCATCCGATGCTTTATCGGCAGAATGAGGATTAAATGTAACATCTCCAATGTTAATAGAATTTGCCATATCTCTACTAGCCTTATCTGCTTGATATAACTGATTTAATAAAGAACCTATTTCTTTATCCAAGTCTTCAACCTGCTTGTTTAACTTCCCATACATGTCTCTAGCTGTATCCATAGCTGCCCCTTGACTGGATTCATATTGTGCTTTCATCTGATCTCTAGCAGATTCAAGTTTCGCACGTTTTTCTTCTTTTTCTGCCAACTGATCTTCCAAGTCTAATTTTTGTTTAGCCTGTTCTACAAGCCGATCTTGCACAGCTCTAGCTTTAGCCGAAGCTAATATGGCATTAGATAACCTTTGATAACTATCAGCCGCTTTACCTGCAAGAATGTTTTCATCACTTGTATTTTTAAAGTATGAAGGATATTGCTTTTTCAGTTCCTCAACGGCTTTTTTCCGCTCTCCCATAGGTTTATTCAAATTGACAGCAGCCCTATATAATATATCCAATTTAACAGCTTCATCTTGGGCATTTTTCACACCTTCTTTTTGAGCTTTATTCAAATCCTCCTGAAGCTGTTTTAGATAATCAATTTCTTTTCTCGCATCAAACAGGCTACCCACCCATTTGGTTATCTCACCTCCATAACTCGATAAAAGAGTTATCCCAACAACTAAAGCCGTCTGCCAACTAAGAAGGGAACTCAATACCTGCTTAAATACAGGTATAGCTGTTTGATTTGATTTTTTAGCCAACTCATATTCAATTCTCGCTTTCTTCAACTCATCAATAAATATAGGAAGGTTATTGGATATGGCAAGAAAGAAAGTATTGGCACTAACAGACAAAGCCGGAAGTTCTCTCGCAATCTGTTGTATGGAAACATTAAGACCATTCCAACCCGAAGCATAATTACCCACATTACGTTGGTAATTGCCCATCTGTGCATCTATATCCTTTAATTGTTGATTCAACTTGCCGATATTGTTCAAGATATCCATACCTTTTGCCCCCTCGCGTGCAGCTTGTGAAAGGTTATAATATTCCTTTTCCAACTGAAGCATTGAAGCCTTCATCTCGTTATAGCTTCCTGCTGTGGCAATCGCTACCTGCGTATGATTTCTCAATATCGCCGAATACTGTTTATTCTGCTCTGTCAGCATGCGTAACTGGGATACCGTAGCATCTCTTTTGGACTTGTATTCCTCTTCGCTGATAGCACCTTTCTTATACTCCTTTGATAATTCCCTCAGAGATGTTCTTAAGGCTGAAATTGTTTCTTTGTTATCACTTAACCTACTGTTCAATTCGGAGGCTTGTGTATCAAAAGCCTTTACCGTCTGACGGATTGAATCAAAATCAGCAGCAGTCATGGATATTTTCTTAGATGCTTCTTGAAATGAAACAGAAGCATTTTCCGCATCTTGTGACACGTTTTTCAGATCTTCGGAAGCACCTCTCAAATTTACTTTTACTTCCGTTATCTTGTCTGCCAATGTATTCAATGGTTTGGTAAGAAGCTCTATCTTACGGGAAATATCGGTCAATAACTTTAATTGACTAGCCTGTAATTCAGACAACCTATTTTGAGAAGCATATAATTTGGTAATTGTAGCATTATAACTGTCAACTTTAGACTGGTATTCTCTTAGATTACCCGGCTTAAAATTTATGCCATCACTTAATTGTTTCGTGAAATTCGCATATTCGGAAGATGTGGTTTGAATATTAATCCTTATCTCATTCAACTTCTTAACGATGTTAGGATCAATCGCATCAGTAATTTTAAATTCTGCTCCTGCCATGGTATTTTCGTAAGTTTTGGGTAGTGCATGACTTCATGCACCTTCTAAGAGCAAAGATAGTGATTTTATTGATATTATGAAGATAAGGAAATAAAAAAGGGAGAAGTTTTTGCTTCTCCCAATGAAAAAGGATTTTATTTTTTTTCTTTCTTTAAATTATCAAATGAAGGAAATTCCTCGCCTAGTTTATCAAACCAACTTTGATATTTTAATTGCAGATAATGATAATATGTTTCAAAATCTTTAACTTTACTACAAGAAACTAAACTATTCATATCACGACTTCCCCACATTACTTTTAACAAATATTCTTTTGCATCACCCTTACTCTTATTGTACAGCAAAAAAAGGAATTTTGAATACGACTCAGGATATGAAGATTCAGACTTGTTATAAGGGAATCTCATTTTTCTTACAATTTCATTTACATTATCAGCCATTCTCCATAGTTTAAAGAATAAAATAATTTGCAAGATTGCAAATATGACCATAATTAATTCTAATACTACCATAATACTTTTTTTATATAGTTATAATAATTTGGTTATTTTCAGCAAAGTAATATACTTTTAAAATCAAATCAAAACATTACGACATATTTGTTTGCAATTTAGAATACTGTCTAAATAAATTACAAACATAGCACTTCAATCTTCATGTTTAAATTTCACCTTCTCACTTCTTTTCCCAGTGCATACAATCAGTTTGAGATGCTTGCCGTATATCCGTTCAAGTCTATTATTTTGTTCTTTCATTTTTTGAAGTATAATTTCAAGTTTATCTATTGTTTTCATAGTCTTTTTATTCGTGTTGCGAATCGCAACGTTAACGGATGTAAAGAGTCTGCCCACCTCGTAAGCAAGGTGGGAAAGACTTATTAATATGTAAAATCTAAATTAGGCTATCTTCATCAATTTTCCGTCAGAAGGTTTGCCGCCGAACAGGTGATTGATGTATGCAAGCCCTTTCTGTGTGCATAGCACAACCATCACGACAAAGCCCGGATGATTATCTCTTGGGATAGGCTTTTCTTTCATCTCAAAGTAGCCTGCATCAATATATTTCTGTTTTGGCTCATTCCTGTTAGCAAAGAATACTCCTGCTTCACGAAGCTTCTTGAACAAGGTATTTCGTCCGAATGGTAAGCCGAGTATCTTGGCAGCCTGTCCTATATCACATTTGCCTTCCATCGCAAAGGCTTTGTCGGCAAAGTCAGCTTTGGGCTGGAGCTTCTCTATCTTAGCATCTTTCTGTTCGATTTGCTTTTTCTGTTGCTCCGATTCAATACGCATCCGTTCTTTCTCCTTTTCAGAAGCTACCAAAGCCTCCAATGCTTCAATGTAGGTGCTAGGAGTTTGAAAATTCCCGTTTTGTTTGTCCCTTTCCAATTCTTCCCAACGATCTATAATCTTTTCCCTGAGTTTTGCATCGTATCCGCTGGCAAGGATTAGGCAACCTTTCTTTGTAAGTTCATAACAAGGTCTTTTCTCACCCTTTTTATCGGTGTATTCAACCTCCACAAAATTGTGGGCGTTTACTCCTTGATTAAGTAAGTTTCTGATGTCACGTAAGATAGCATCATGTCGCTTTCCAGTGAGTTCAGCTATTTCAAGTGAACTCATCGTTTCTTTGTATAAAATTAAATCTGTCATAACTTGTAGCATTTAAAAGTTATTTATGAAGGCAATAGGCAAACAAAAAGCGGTTACCATATACGCTGCTACAAGTTGATAGTCTACCCCGAAGAGCACACAATAACTTACGTATAGGCAACCGCCAATATCCTAAAGTATGAGCATAAAAAATACCCATATAAAATATGAGCAACTTAACCGCTTGCTCTGCGAGATAGATAATTCTATCAACTTGTAGCACTGCAAAGGTACGCAAACTTTCCATACTACCAAACGAAAACAATATTTTTTTGAAGGCTATTTTTTGAAGATCCTCCACTGAACATCCCAACTTATCTGCTACTTCATCAAATGTTAAGCTATTATTCATTTTTATTTCCATGATCATGCAGCCATTAAAGATTTAAACTTATTCAGAAAATACACCTGACCTTTACCTGTAACGTAACAGGTATGTTTTATAAAAATGGGATTTTCACCCGATACTATCGGTCTTTCTTTAACGAAGAACAATCCCATTTCTGCCGCCCTCTGTGTAGGCATATAGTCATTTATATATTTATTCTTCGATCTGCTGTATCGCTGCCTTCTGATAAGGAACTTGTTCTCTACCATCCATTCATAAAGCCTTATTTCTCCAATCTTATATCCGTTTTGGGTGATAAGTTTCGCAAGATCTCCTATGAGAATATTGGTAGACGAACTTGTAAAACATTCTTTGAAAACTACAGCGAGTTTTGTTTCTTCTATAATAGACTGCTTCTCCTGTTCCTTCTTCTGCACTTCCAATGCCAATCGTTGCTTTTCCTCCCGTTCGCTCTTTAGCTGTGTGGCAAGACTGATAACAAGGTCAGGGTTGTTTATCATCTGCTCAAGCGTTGGCTGCGTGGCGGTCATGCCGTATCGCATCAACTCATCAAGTTTTTCAGTACACCACAGTTTCAAATCAATGTCTAACCATTGACAGAAATCAACTACTATTAATCTGTGCATCCAAGTACCACCTCCGTTATGTGATGAACCTGCCTTTGATATAACTAATTGATTTTCAGAAATACCATATTTTCTTGTAATTGCGTTAATTAATTGATTTGTAGCAGGTAAGGACAAATAATCATTGGGACGCTTTCCGTAGATTTTAGCAAGCTGTGTGGCGTTAACCATAACATCATCTTTGATGTCAAAAAGTACTTCGTTTCCATTATAGGAGAAAGTCTTGCTCGTTTCGTGAGCTGACGCAATCTGTACGGTACTATTATTCCCGTTCAAATAGATTTCATTTGGTTGTAGCATGAAATGAAATTATTTGTTATTAAATAAAAAAGCAGACAAATATCCTAGTTTGCTACAACCTACCATTGCCATTGGGCGATGATACACGGATATTGTCTGCCTATATTTCAATATATAAGTTTCCTTACAGGCATAAAAAATCCCATTGGCATATTTAATAGTAAGTTGTAGCACTGCAAAGGTACAACATTTTTTCAAACAAACAAATAATGAAAATATATTTTTCATTGTTATTTTCACACACATAATATCCATCTTTCTAATGACTTTCAACACGCCACAATATGCCTTACCTGTAATTTCTGCAATTTGCAGTGAACTTATTGTTCTTTTTTCGCCATTTTCCCCATCAATAGGTATTAACTTATTAAAATTTTCCATATCTTTGCGATATAAGATTAATATTGTTCCCCGTTGGCGGCTCAGTCACTTCCGCCTCCGGGGATTTATTTTGACTGATTGTAGCAGGTGAGGGATCGAACCTCATTGTGCCATTATTCACTCCTGCTTTCCTCCCTTATACTATCCACGCTTGGAATTGTATAAAAAGAAAGTTCCGTAATAGGTGCAAGCTACTACGGAACAGTCATATATAAACTCCAATAGGAGAATATTTAATCAACATCAAGTAACGCCTTGCACTTGTTACATATACAAAGGTAAATGATGTTTTTATCTTATACAATGGTATGAATATTAAACAAAAGACAATATCAATTAATAGTAATACTAAGTAACGCATAGTAATATATAGTAACGCAATTATTAAATATTACATTCACAATTTAGACAAAATCTAAATTACAACATAAATGATAGTTTTGTTTTTCAATTAAAAAATAAATATCTTTTCGCACAAGACATTTGAGGAAAAATCAATATTTACATTGGGAGAACATTGGGATATTTTCGGTAATACAATTTAGTCAATGTAGATTTAAGGCTGTTATAGTCTTTGATAAAGCCTAAATCTATCCATTGAGCTATCTGTAATTCTAACTCATATAATTCGCGGATTTTATCTTCATCGCCAATCTTATTACGCATTTCTGATTCATGTTTGCCATAAACTATGATGTTTAGAGACTTGGCTAAGTCCTTAATCTTTTTCTGGAATATATCCCCAGGGAGTATTGAACAAACGGCATGACACATAGCAGGATAAGCATCTCCAGCTAAATTACGGTATTGAATCATCTCATCATATACGAAGCGTATTACCTTTACTTCAAAGCGAGGATTAATCCACATGGCAAATTTGGTAAATAAGAAAGGATGCATCCATACTTCTTCTTTAGGTCTGCCAGCTTTACCCTTCTCTTTAACCTTACTCTTCTTAACTACCTGATTATCAATTTTAGGGGAATTTTCCCCTAAACCATTTTCACGTTCTTCAGCTATGAGCGCTTCTATAAAATCTCCAGTTCTTTTAGCCAAAAGAAACTCATCCATTTTTCTTTGTTCATTTCCTTTTACTGAATTCCATTGACGTAACAAGTCCCCACCGTCAAAATAGCTATCTTTTGTTCTCTGACTAACTGTAAATTCACCCATTGGGCGAATCATGATTTGATTCGTTTTCATGTCTTTTCGTTCACAAGATGTTCCGTACATCTTAATACGGGATATAAAAAAATGCGGCAACCGATATAGAGGAGTCGGCCACCGCATCATATCCATTACTCTTAATGAATATATAATATCTTTCTATGCGAAACCTCTATCTATCGCTGTTGCTAAATTAATAAATAATACGGGAAACGCCAAAATAATAGAATGATAAAAATCACCATTTTACGGAAATATGAATTCAACAAACTCACCCGACCAGTTTTCACCTTCACGACAGAATTTATACACATCTCCAACCTTGTATAATATATAAACACATTCATCCATAACAGCAGCCTTCTCTGCGATTGATCGCATATGCTCCATTTCCCTCATTGACTTATTCCCTTGGCACAAGCAGTTTTTCATAATTCGGTTCAATTCCATTTTTTGTTAATAATACTTTATAGTTCGCACCTCCTTATAAATTTCTCAATAGAGGGCATAAGCCTGTACGTAACATAATGCCTCCTTGCTTTGGAGCTTACCTTGAAAATTTTATAACCATATTTCTTCTCAATATCAGAACCAAAAGAAACGCCATAGCTGGCAATCCTTATACCATTTGATATTGGTATTGCCGTGATGGAACTATAAAAATCTCCACGTATGATAAGGTTTGGAGTATTGTTCCCTCTTGCAGAAAAACCCAGATATGAAGGTTTCGGTTTCTGTATCTTTGTCTTCCAATTTTTATAGCGTTCGGCGTTTTTCTTCCAATGCTCTCCATAAGTTTTTTTAAAGTATGGGTCCTCTGTATATCCGGGAATTAAAGGACTTTCATCGCCATCAACACCACTATATAGCTGTTCTCGTATATATTCCTCAAACTGAGGAACATCCCTTTCCATCTTATCCCTTATCATTGGCTGAATGCCATCAGCCAATTTCTTCCAACATCTCGCGTATTCCTCCAATGTCATAGCAAAACGGGGGATCAATCTCCCCCGCCTCCTAAATTACTGTTATTGATAATTCTATTATATACGGAAACCAGCCTTGATTTCCGCCTTTCTCTAGAAATGTCCTTCCAGAATACATCTATATTCTGAGCGACAAACTCATCCAATGAAAGTTTGACCACCTCGGACTCTATAAATGTGACTCCATTAATTCTCATTGTACCCATTGTTCAATCCCAATGACCCCATTAGCCTGTAAAATAGAAGGAGATTTAAGCACCGGTACACCTCCTGTCGCTGTAAGCACACCGTTACTGTATTCCAGTGCTGACGCACCAGAAACGACTGTTGAAGCCTTCTCAGACAATACAGCGCCATAATATGCAGTAAGGTCTGTGCGGTCATAGTGATCCACGAGTTTATATGTATTCTCAGGAGATGTCATTTTCACAAATTCAACATAATTCAATCCCTTGAGAACATTTTCCAAATTTACACCCGATTGTTTTACAGACATGTTTTTCATCATCTTCTCCGTATCGGAATACATTGCATTAAACGCAAGATAAGCCTTTTGTCCGCTTGAGTCATAAGTCTGCCCTGTAGGGTAAACCCCTGACAAATCGAATCCTGCAAGCTCGTCTGTTCCGTCATCCTCTCCGTAGATAACATTATTCTTGTCAAAAACATACATATCAAACAATGTATCCTTGTTGGCTACAAGATTAGCTTGTAAAGCTAGATTAAACTTACGCAACGTGAATGTATCCGTCCTTGCCGAATAGCCCGTTATTTCCGAACCGGCATAACCATTTTCCGATGTATTGGGTTCACCACCGCTTACCGCATATTCCGAAAATCCTGTAATAGGATAAATTCTGTCCGGATAATCAGCATGGCAAGCCTCTTCCAAAGCATCAGCAGTCAGTTCCTTTGGCAGTTTTTTGCCATGAATGACCAATATAACACCTGCTACCTTGTCCGGTTGCAGGGGGCAGTAATTCATTCCAGTATTAAATCCGGACGTGCTGCCGCACTCTCTAATATCTGTTCGCATAACAATTCTGATTTTTAACTGTTAAATCCAAATTCTTTATTTCAATAGCATCTATCTTTTCGCCAACTTCCTTACCGTCAACATCAACAGCACCACGTCTTCCAAAACTATAATTTTCTGAATATGTATGGCTTACAATACCGGAGTAACCGAAATCAAATTTATCACATTTTTTTAACTCTTCTATGAATCCGTAATACAAAGGTCGAAGAATACCTTCAAAAGATATCTCACGACGTTGTTCATTTGTATACTTTTCCAATGTATTGGTAGCGATTATTATGTTTACAGATGCCTTACAAAAATAATCCTCACTATCCCTTTCCTCGTCTAAGGGAACATACAGCCCTATCATTGGGAATTTTCCCAATGCTGTCACCCTGCTTTTCCCAAGAAGAAGAAGTGTTTCCCTTATATAAGAACTGTCACCATATATGTAATTTATCTGTTGATCCATTCTTTTTGACAAGGAAGCACATACATCTGATATTATATCGATTATCATATTCCAAGAGAATTAATTGTTTCCAACAATTCGAAATCGGTGGCGATATCCGGATAGTCCGCTTTATTTGATTTAAGCCACCTCACAAGTCTGATATTCATTCTTACCATGTCATTCCATGCGAATATCATTTTCCTTTCTGGACTTACAAGACGGCCGTCATCTTCGTCAGCCTTCACACCTGTAATAGTTGCCTGTGCATGATTATGTCTCAAATAATGAAAATATATATAGTTGGCAATAGGGGATTTGGAAACCTCACTATCACCATCACTATATCTCACGACAAGACGCGCTATAAGATCATCCCATCTTTTTTCCTTCGTTTTCCCTTCGTTGGCAATATATGATGAGAATTCCTCATACAACTTCTCTCCAAGGAGTTTTCCCAGATATTCCGACTCATATTGCATTACAAAGCCTTGAAGGCTGTCAACTATCGCCTTATTAGTCTCAGAGGGAGTATGTATATTCAATACAGCACCCTCAATATCAAGAATACCTCCTTGAAAAAAAGTATAATCCACTAACATTACACAATATCTTTGAGGTTCTTCTTTTTATTGAACAAGTCTTCAGCACCGATTTTCTTAGCGTCCTCTATCAATTCCGTAGGAACGGTGGCAACACGCCCATCTTGGAAGAACTTAGCTGCAAGTAACATATTAACACTTACCTTATCACCTTTTTTATAAGAAGCTCCGTCCTTTGCGAACTCAACCTCATAAGTTTTAGTCAAATTTACCTTCATAGCATATATAAATTTATCCGCCGACAGCGACGGGGGTTATAGCTTCAATAACGGTTGAAATCTTATCCTTGACAAAAGCTGTTTTATATTGTTTTTTGATATAAACCATCAATCGTTTCTCACCAAGGATAGTCACCATATTTTTAGTGAAATCATCATTTTCCCACCCAAGTGTAATGGTAAGGACCCATACATCACGGATGTTAAGATAGTTAAAATCTCCAACCCAAATATCACCTTGTTTGATCGCAGTGCTGGTTTCCACTCTCAGACCTTGAATCAGTTCATCACCAATACGGAAAGGACGAAGATATTGCCCATTAACATCCTTAGTCAACTGCATTTGTGCATAGTCAAGAGGATGCATGAGCACAAGGTTTGGGCGATAAGCCATATTGGACATTGACACAATCTGTGTATACATACCAACAATAACATCATAAGTGTTGGGCTTATCTACTTTCAGAGTTGTCAAGGAGAATGTAGGTATATCACTCCCAATCCCTTTAATCTGACCACCAGAACCAGTACCAGACAGAATACCTTCTTCTTCTTTCAAACCAATACGATTGATAATCTCAGCCCTAACCTCCGCAACCAACTGAGGCAAATCAGATAATGTTTCTTCGGTTACTTTTGTGCCAAGAGCCACTTTGCCAGCATTGATAGTAACTTCTGACAATGTACCGCTCATCATAGGCTTAAGACCGCCTTCTGGAACCCATTCGGCTTCTTCTTCACCCGGATTGAACTCCGCATAAGTTAATGATCGTGTAGATATTGCTGCCACATTGGCAAATTTACGGATTACAGTCTGAGAACGCGGATCAACAGATAACTGACTATCAATTGTCATGTTATAATGTGGTGCCACACCTGTACTCTTCAAGGGCTCAACATCCTTTTTGCTCATAACAAGTGTAAGGCTTTTCTTGAATCCAGGAGACTGCTTACAAGCTGTTTTCAAGTCCACGGATTTCTCTCCATGTTTGCCTACAGTAATGAAATCCTTCAATTGCTCTTCAATCTGCTGGTCTACAGATTTGAAAACCGTTTCCCCATCTTCATTCTTATGCATTGCACCCTTCATGCGAACAATTATCTCTTTCATCTCACCAAGTTCCTTACGCACTGTTTCCAATTCCTTTTCAGAGTCTATCTTTTGAGTAACCTCATTTAATTTATCCTCAAAAGTTTTTTTGTCGATAGTATCGTTCATGAAATCACCTACAGTAGCGTTTATTGCGTCCTGCAACGCCTGTAATGACTTCACGGAAACCTCATCCATTCCCGACAAATCAATTTTGCTTAAAAAGTCAAATTTCATACTTCTTTAAGTTTTAAAGGTTTTGTAAATATTTTTATTTTTTTATCGGCTCCCTCTTCATCAAGTGGCTTGCCTGCCGGCTTGTATCGAGCGAGTGACATCGCTTTTCTTATTAACGTTTGAACTTCCTCTCTCTTCCTTATTGGAAGTCCTTTACATACATCACTTATTTCAACCGGAAGTGATTCCAACGCACTTTCATATTCTTCTGCCGATTTCAGACCAAGATATTCAGTTTCCCCGTTACATCCTATGGACACTACGGATATCTCATATAGAATGACTTCCTTTACAACCAAACAGTCACGTTCCCTATCATATTCACATTTTTCCCATACATAACTATAACCTATAGAGAACTGGTTCAAAGTTCCACTTTCAAGCTGTTTCAACGCTTGATTCCCTCTTTCCACATCATCAATAGACGCTTCAAAGTAAAGCCCTTTCTCATCTTCTTGCAGAAGCGTAATGCGTCCTATAGGTTCATGCATGTCATGCATCCACAACATGATAATCTTATCATTAGCAGAACTTTCCGGACCTCTCTCCTGTATACTTTTTGAGAAACATCCTTTCAAGAGCATATCACCGAACTTATCAATGTTATTGAAAATTGCGGCATAACCACTGATAGTTCTGCTGCCAGAATCATATTGTATCTCCTTTGCATAAAAAGATAAGGATTTATACTGCTTCCCCAGCCTGTCCTTGTATTTGCTTGTCTCCATCATTATTTATTTCTATTTTAAATTCCCCTTTTGGGTTATCCGGATCAATATCTGTAAAATTAGACATCTCAGTTCTTGCCTCCTCAAAAGTAATCAGCCGGTTGTTATACAATGAAGCTATAGCATTAGAGGCTGTAGACAAGGCATCCGCCAACTCTTTCATGTCCTTTTGAAGACAAGCGACATGAGTAAAGTCCATTTTGATTATTGCTCTGTCCTTACATATAGCATTAGTCAAAGCCTCTGTTATACATTCACTGTCAGGAATAATAAGATCCTGATATGCCGCTTTCTTTGCCTGAGAAGAGTTATCATAAGTACTTCCTTGTATAATCAGATTGGCGTCAAAACCTATGGTCTGAGCTATCGCCTCCAAACACGCCTTATCTTCCTCATGAAGCTTCAATTGTTCCGTATTTGATCCTAATGTAATCCATCCCAGTTTCTTAGGAGTCACCATGATTTCATACAACTTATGCACTATGCCATATTTCCTTTTAAAATCATTCTGCAATTTTTGGGATTCAGACGGAGTAATGGCGGCATTCCCTACATCAGTCGTATCATTCCCGTACAATATCCCTTTTGGACCTCCATTAACTATAAGATTTCCTCTCCCTATCAGTTGAGCCATATAGTTTCGCGTATGCGAAGATAATGCGTCTACAGGGGAATGGAAGGCAATTTTCCCTCCATTATTGCTTGGAATATCCATTATTGAATCGTATATGACAAAATATTCCTCATCCCCAAGCTCTATATTTACATCTCCCCAACGTATATATACCCTTTTAGCAATTGAAGAAAGTTCTGTCTGAGTAAATGGGTCTTTACCGAATGATTCCATATAAAATAATTCGGGAGGTATTACCATCATGGATTTAGGCAGGTCGGATTTTAAAGCTCTCAATGTATAAATAGGGCAAAATCCGAAACATTTTAAGGATATCTCAACCTGTTTTATAAAGGAACGCCCACTCTGTATTATATTTGGACGATTTAAGAGAGTCACAATATCTTTAAAACTCCTCTTTTCATTCCCGTTCATATCTGTCACGTAATATCTTCCGTTCTGAATCATTCTTCCGCAATGATCTAGAACCATTGCAAACGGCCAACATTCATGCAAGGCTCTTGCTTTCCCCTCAACAGTAGACATATCGTAATCTATATTTCCTTTATTGCCAGGAAACAGGCTCTCTACCCATTTAGGTACATAAATAAAATTACCCCCATCATCCTTACCATGATAGGTGGCTTCATCATACATATCCTTATTTGACTTCTTTAAAGAAGGTATCTTAAACCAGTGTCTCATATACAACAATAAAGGCAACCGCCGTTATAATACAGCAATTGCCTCCACAGTGATCACGTTCTAAAAGTGGGTATGGTGCAACTTCACACCATGAAGGCAATTGCCTGTTACAAAGGAACAAATTAATTTATTAATTAACAAGTAATTCAAATATTATTTTCGTTTAATATAAATTAAAATAATAAACTTCCAATTTATATACCCTAAAAATACCCATATTAAAAAAAGACCAACATTTTTTGTACAACATCCGATATTTTTTTGCCAAAGTTTTGATATATCTTAAAAATATACCAATTATATATTATATTTTTTCGATACGTAATAAGACAGTGCTGCTACAGAATAAATTGCAGCGCAATCATCTGAACCATTATAGTCCAATACTCCATCCATAAACTCATTGTATTGCGGTATCTTGTCATAGTCTGAACGGAACATCACATTATTTTTGATAAAATCCAAAAAAGCAGATATCCTAGCGTCTGCTCCCATATTTTTATGTATGATTCTGACATCATATCTATCCCTTAAGCCCCGTGCTATAGGAAAATAATTTTTTTCACTTTCAAACAAGATCTCCGCAGGAGATATCCCTTCTAAAAATGACAGAAGAACATTTTCATCAAATGAACTTATATATGTCACATTATCGATATATATTCGCTCATTTACATAACATGAAACCATAATAAACTTTCCGGCATATTCGGGAAGAACATATACAAGTCTTGTCCCCTGAATATTTTTAGATATATCATAATATCTCATATCTTTATTTTCCTGCTTAATTTTACTTCGTTTTCTTTTTAAGGAGAAACGAGTATATTCATCCTTAAACACCCATACGGTAATATAACGTAAGCAGTCGCAAATGTGCCCGTACTTCTCATAAGACTGCCCCGTAACCTTATCCTTAACTCTCGTCTTCAACATTCCACCGTTAACATCCTTCTTGGCATTATTATAATCAACAACTGAATTCTTACATCCGTCATCTACTGAAAAACACATTCCGGAACCACCATCAAGCATGTAATTGACAAACTCACCAGACATGGGCACGGACGGATTAGAATATGGTATCCTTTCTTCGACATGGTAAGTACCTTCCAGCCCTTCTACGAACTTGTCAAGGAATGACCTCTTTTCATCATCTATAGTATTCCCATTCCTTGTTGAAGCGTCACCATATAAATACAGCATATCATTGTATCTGATTGACCGCAGATAATCAACAGCCATCCGAGATGCATGCGTTACTGTGTTAAATGGATCACCGGCACATATCTCATTAAACTGCCTTATATGACTTCCGTCCACTTGATAAAAACAAATCGAAATATAGGGAAGAACATTGTTATCAATAGAAATATGCACAGGAAGTCCCTTGATATATCGTGTTGTTTTAATATGCCTATTAGAATCGAAAGCATATAGAAACTCACCCCCCGTCTTAATACTACCCCATTCACCCAGCGCATATACCCGGTAATAGTTGTAATCATGTTCCTTGTACCATTGATAATTGGATATTGTCTGCCTGTCATAATATCCATATTTACCGTCCGGAGAACCAACCACCCAAAAATTATTTTTATAAGACGAATGCAGTTCTATTGTATCCGATGGGTACTTTTCCAGCTTTCCTGTACGTTCATTGGCGATCATTCTAGGTTTGCAACCCCGTTTCCCTAATATTGTGCTGTATGCCTTTGGCAAAGAACTTTTAGTAAGAGGATTTTTCACTTCGCCATATAGTTCATTTGGAAGATCGTCCCATTCATAAGTATCAAGAATTTTCGTTTTAATCCATGAATCCTCAGATACAGGATTAAAATTGCATATTATCTGCAACCCTTCCTTACCTCTAAGACGGAAACGTATCTGAGTAAAATCTTCATATTCGAACTCGGTTGCTTCTTCCATCACTATCCAACGATATCCAGTGATAGACTTTATTTTTTCAGGATCATCAAGCCCTGTAAAGTCAATTTTACAACCATTTACACAAGTTATATTATTTTCCTTAGGCACAAAGAACTGACTCAGTTGAAGAGCCTTTAGTTGGGTCTTAAACTCTTCATACACTGTATTCCTCAGACTAGCTCCCACTTTTCTTACAACAAGAGCCGAACCTTCGCAAGAAAATACAGACAACAACACAGCCTGTGTCGTAGATACAGATTTTCCCGATGAAGAACCACCTCTGTTTATAATGTACCTGATATTCTTGTCATGCATAGCCTTACGGATATGCCAAAACAGAGGATTGAACAACTTATGTGAGAATACCATCTCTATCATCACTCGTCCCCAATTATCATGCGCACATTAGTACTGACATCACTTTTTACCGGAGCATCCCATCCAAGCATCTTGCTTATCTGTGTAATGGCGGCTATCTTGCTGTATAGCCGTATCTCCACTCCATATTGAGTGTTCTTAATTGACTGTATGCATAGACGGACGGATTTCGGAATATTCTCAACAGACTTTACCATATATGTATCTTTACCAGAGGACAGCAGATCTATCGGATCAACATTCACCACGCTTGCAAGAAAGCGAAGCACATCATCCTTCTTCATATCAAACCTCTCGCAAGCCTCAACCTGAAGCTCATTCAACCGGGAGGCCACATCTGAATTTTTAAGAAGGTCAAACGCACGTTTGCGCACAGTTCCGTCCTTCCAATTCACACTGCACGGATAAGCTTTCCGATACGCCTCTGATGCGTTACCCGTTTCTATATAATAGTGGCAAAATTTTTCTCTATTTATTACAAGTTTCTTTTTCATAAAAGTCTTTTCGTCCGAAGAACGTACCGCGCTCCTTTACACGGGATCATTACAATTCAAAGTTACAGAAAATATGAATAAAACAAAAAACATACCATTTAATTCATGTACCCTAAAAGTACCCTAAATTCATTGCTAAAATTCAAGTTTAAGCTCATTCACAGGATTAACTTTCTTTTTTCCACTTTTCGCTTTCCGATATACATCGTCAATCAATGATTTAAGCTCGTTGATGTAGCTTTCAAGGAATGTTGCAGGCATCCCTTTCTCTTTTTAAAACCTGCCATTCCTATCTACCATTCTCTTTTCAGCATCAGTGGCTTGTCTTTTGGGAAATTTCCCATGCCACTTCCCCGGTATCATACGCGGATTTTCCCCTTTACTGTCAAATATCAATCTCCCACACTCCGAGCACAACGGTTTTCCTTCAAACTCCTTTATGCTTGCATCATACTCTATGGGAAAGATTTTATGTACAACAGGCCAATAATCCGATGTGGCTGTATTCTCAACACAACCACATTTGCTACAAATAAACAGTGGCATAATCAATATCTTTTTCCGTTCAACATAGGTCTTAATTCATTGTATCGCATCTTCTGCTCAATGAACCACTCAATATCTATACAGTTGAAGCGACAATAGACAAATATTTGCTCTATAACGTTGTATATCCTTATGTCCAACGGAGAACATTCATCTAACAACTCTTGACATAAGAAATAGGCAAATTCGGGAATAGGCTCTTTGAAATCCTCTTCATCCCATCCCGGTGCATCTATACTATCCAATGTAGGAAGATAAATTTGTTTCAGTCCGACAAGATCAAGGCAACGAATCACAGTGTCACTTAATTCATCTTCGTATGAATCTTTGATATATTTTTCAAAACAATACTTGAAATTGACATCATCGTGCGGTTCTTCATCCTCATAAGAAGACTTGAAAGATTCTCTGTCGGCATGTTTCCCTTTTCTATCTGCTTCCACAGCTTCCATAAGCTCGGAAATGACAAGACAAAGAAGATGTTCATTACTCAGCTCCTTATCATGGAAACCGTGCTCACAGGCTGTCTTATAAGCCCTATCACGAAGGGCGTTCAAATTAATATTATCCATAATCATATCAGTTTTAATGCTTCCTGTAATCCGGTTTCAAGTGCTTCTTCATAAGTGTCCCATTCACCACCATCATTAGGTCCTTCATAAACAGAACTAGTTATATGAGTTCCATTGTCAGCTTTAGAGATTTCGTATCCATAGCCACAAGCACAGTTATATACACATATATGAATATTTTTGATTTCACGTAACCACTTTTGGGCGACGGATTGCGGAGGAACAGATAGGTATTTATAACAATGATTCAAAGTGGAAACATCTATGAGATATTTTCTTTCATTGAATCCTTTCTCTTTCAGCAGTTTCGCTGTTTCTAATGTTACAAATTCTTCGGTCATGGTTATTCTCCTTTCTTTTGTTGCTTATTACATTCTTCACAATGTAATTTATAAGCATGGGCAAACATCTTTAACGTAACAGGATCAAAGTGAAAATCTGCCTGTTTCCCTTCTATGACAACTGAAACACATAATTGACCATTGCAAAAATCAATATATGCATCACCACCTCCATCCCCTCTAATGGAAAAGGTTTGTGTCTGTACACTATCCATTATCTACCTCCTTTAGTCTTTTAATTAGGGCATCAGCGCAATTAAGTGAATATTTAGCGACTACCTCAGAATTAACACCATTATCGTTTGCTATAACAACTTTAATAATGTCTTTTGCCAATTCGTATCTACGCTGTTCCCAGTCGATAGCTGAATTTCCAAGATTTAAAAAGTCAAGTTCACATTCTCTGAATACCATATTATCACATACATATATGTTATCTCCACTATGTAACGCATTGGTATTTGTTTTCGGAATTACATCCACCAAAACCCCTGTTGATTTTACTCTTGCTTTCATATTTAATATTCTGATTTAATAATAGTACCAAATGAACGATACCTACGCCAAACCATATTTCCACGCTGGATGGTAATAATCCAATCACAAGCCTTAAAAACTTGTCCTACATTATATAAAAATGGTCGTTTTTGTATTTTTCTTTTTATTCTTGCTTTCATATTTAATCGAAATACATTACTTTCTTACCTATACATACTTTGAACCTTGAAACAACTTCACTATATTGTGTAATATTATTGGGATTATATTTGTTAACAAAACATCCAGTACGTTTATGGTATCTGACACAAGCATTTTCAGGAGATTTAGCCAATATCTCTTTCTCATCGCTAAAACTAAAAAATAAATTATCTCTGTATGATACCTTATACCACTTCACTTGGTTTCTTATCTTTTTAAAATACTTTGCTTTCATCATTCCTCCTTTGTTTTAAAATATTCAATCAGTTCGTCTACGGTGGCTTTACGGAAATTTCCTGAAATAATTGTTGAATTTTGATATTCTATACCCCAAAAGAAGAAGCTACCTTTAGGTTCTACGAAATAATGGTCATTACCTTTTTCTTGTCTTAATTTCATATCTCAGTCTCCTTTCTGTTTAATCCGTTCAAGTACATCCCTGTTGGCTTCTAATATTTCATCGAAAGACGGGATGGGCATATAAGCGACAACATTATAAGTATATCCAGTTCCATATATGAGCCAAGATTTATTATTCTTATTATATTGAGCTACGTATACCACTCTATTGTCAAGAACGACTAAATATTCTTTGTTTTCCTCCGGCAACCGTTCTTTCACACTTATCCACGGAGATTGCTTGGACTGCCAGTCTGCACCCTTCTTAAACATATTCAGCATTGCTTGCCTTTGATAGACTAATTCACCTTCAATTACTATTGCATAGCTTGATATAAGCTCTTGCTTTGCTGCTTCTTCCAATGTCTTCATTGTATCTTATTTTAATTTTTCCTCAAACTCGGCAATGATACAGTCTGCATCACCGCCATGTATCCAATTCTCCAAAACAGAGGACAGAGTTTCAATGGCCTTCCGTTTCATTTCTTCCTGTGCCATTGCAACGGCTTTAAAAGCATTTTCTTTTGCGATAACCGGGAAGTTGGGATTGACTACCACAAAACTCTCACTTTCAATATATTCTTTTGACTTGCTCATATCTAATCAAGTTTTGAATTATTTTTTTATAACTACCGCCATTGTACTAACAGTCGTTCCACTCTCTTTAAACTCGCCAGCGCTGATTTCAAACACTTCTCCATGTACTTCTTTCAGCCAGTTGCGAAAATCAATACACCTCTTTTCCGAAGCGAATCTCCAGTGTTGGCTGGTTATTGCTGCAAGCGTGCCGCCTTCTTCCAAGCGTTCATACATAAGCCTGACATGCTCTATATCCTGATTACCGGAAAACGGAGGATTTGCAATTATCTTAGTATAACTACCTACACTGTCTTTGGTAAAGTCTTCATCAAGCAATATTACGTTGCTAAGGGTATGAAGAAATTCTCTGTTTTCCGGCATCAGCTCATAACATTCAACCATTACAGAAGGACAAGCCCGGTGGATTGCTTTTACAAGCGCGCCACGCCCGGCACTCGGCTCCAGTACCGTATCATCCTCATGTATCCCTCCGGCAAGCATAACCAGCCAGTCGGCAACATCGGACGGAGTTTCAAAAAACTGGTAATCCCGCTGTAGGTTGCACCGTTTACCCTCTTTCAAAACGGAAAACACACGTTCCGGATTAAACGGGAATGTGAAACCTTGTACCTTCCCACCTTGCCATGAGCCGCCGGCTTCTTCTATCCACTTCTTTGCTTCAGCATAGGATTTTTTGTTGAATTGAACTTGGGGAAGTTTGAGAACACCATCCTCAAGAGTACAATGTTTCAATATCTCTTCCACGCTCCATTTCTTACCTTCATCAGCCTGTTTTTTCTTTTCGTCCGTTGAAGCGTCCGGCGCTAAAAGTGAAGATATTTTTTGAACAACCGTATTACTTGCATCCACGAAGGCATTGACACAGGATAGCGCTTCCATGAGAAATTTTGTATCAACATGTCCGGTCTCGTCATAGATGTCTATCCCTTCGGTCATGGATGACAGTTCATTGAGCTGCGCTACACTACCATGTAACGTTTCGATTAAAATCTTTTTTTTGTTCGTCATAACTTTTCTGTAAATAAATTCTTGTTGTGTCTATGCTCCCATGACCTAAAAGGTCAGCCAGTTGAATAACATCTTTGTTTTTTTTCAGGAACATTTTAGCAAAGAAATGCCGGAAGGCGTGCGCGTGCATCTTCCTTGGATCAATGCCGCAATGTTTTCCCCATGCTTTCAAGTGCTGGGAAAAGCCACGCTGTGTGATTGGGCCGAATCTCCCTACCGCAAAAATCCCGGTTTTACCATGTTCTTTAGCATAAGCCTTTGCTTCTTGCTGTAGCTGTTTTTGAAAGAAAAATCGACGGTACTTGTTACCCTTTCCTTTTAATACCACTTCCCCGGATATGATGTCTTCCCACGTAAACTGCTGGAATTCCGACAGACGGGCGCCCGTTGTTCCCAAAACCTTAATAAAGAAATAGTAATCCTTATTGTTTTTTGCCTTGAGATATTCCAACAGCCGGTTATATTCCTCCTCGGTCGGCACATTGTTCACATCAAGCTTGCGCTTTATTTTGGGACGCTTCAGTTCTATAGGCTTCTTCAGCCATTTGGAAAATCTTTCTATTGCTGTAATCCGCAAACGGATGGTAGCGGGAGATAATTTTTCTTCTTCAAGACTTTTTATAAACCTCCTGCAATTATCCATGTTTACCTCATTGGCGTATTCGAAATACTTTTTCATGGATGTGTAATATATATAAACTGTATGAGAAGAGTAATCATTGTTGTCAGTCAGCCATATAATGAAATCATTAAGTTGTTTCTTGTTCTTATCCGAAATGACATCAAGTTTTTCCAAAGGTTTCACCGCCTTTCCCCTTTTTCCATATCCGATGTTGAGATAGGATAATAGATCGCATATAGCTGAACACATTAGCGAATGACGCACCATGACATCTGCATTTTCACGCTTATAAACCAGATAGCCACGACGATTGACATCTTCAGTACGTTCAAGAAAATCCGTTACATATTTGATATATTTCCCGACAGTATCATAAGTTCTGCCTGTTGTGTATAAGTAGGAAATATAATCAGTTAATATCTTCTGCCTGTCATTATTCATAATCTTGTTTAATTAAATTATACCAATCATTGCTATCTTCGAAAAAACATCTGTATCCATTAGCCGTATGTTTGCCTCTCACTTTCCGACATATAGCACTGATCAAAGAAGGAGCCACGCCAATCATCTTACCAGCCGTTTGTATCGAAGGGAATACTCCACATAATTTCTCATCCTTTATCAAAACAACGCTCTTTTTATTCATGCCTGCACCAGTCTTATGCCAAGCCCCACGTCCTTTAGACAGATTTTTTATACTTCTGGCCTTGGAACGTTTTGAATGATAAACCATTTTACGACCCTTGTTGCGAGAAACACAACCTTTTAAAAATCGTCCGGTAATTAAGTCTCTCTCAAATCGCTCAGGCGGTATATATAATTCACTCATTTCTATTTCTGTTTTGAGGGTTATTGTTTTTCTTCATTTTTCAAAAAGCCACTCCGGTCAGGATATACCTTTTGTACCAGTTTCTCCATTTCCTCAATAGCTTTATAGGCATTATTTATATCATCTTCACGATAGGGATTGTTAGGATTATCGCCAAATAAACCATATATGACCTTGTATGAGAGCCTGTGAGCACGTTGCCTATCAATGTATTTTTGCTCACAGGTAGCAGTACCGTCAAGCGTTCCGCCAAGGCTGTTTGTAACAGCCATAAGCCTTGCCAACAATTTCTTTTGAGTTTTATTCATTTCTATATTTTTATGTACTTTTACACATAGAACAAAATCTAAACCTTTTGCAATCCACAGCATTCCTGTGATATCTATCTGCGCATGCAGCAAAGAAAGTGCAGTTATGACAATCTCTTTTAAATTTTTTCTTTTTCTTTACTTTAGGATATTTCATTTCCATTCTTTTATAAATTCAAGTTTGTACCCTAAATACCCCGATTTACCTTCCGCATCCATAGCCCGTCCTGTCAAGTTACCATAAAGTTCATCCATGATAATGTAAAATTTGAACGATTACAACAGAATGTCGGATTGAAGCCTATTCAGAAAAAGAATAAAGGCTTCAAGCTATAGTCTATCATGCACATCACATACATGGAGGACATTTTTTTGTCCCCATGTATATAGAGCCCAAGACTAACTCATGTTATTCCCAAGAAATTACTCATACGGTCAATACACCGTTTCTTTTGATTGAGATTAGGATGGACGTACAGATTAAATGTCGTTGCTACGTTTGAGTGACCGAGTATGACACTGACAGTTTTATAATCACACTGACTTTCAATACATCGGGTCGCAAATGTGTGCCTAAGTCCATGAAAGACCAAGTGGGGAATATCCAATCGTTTTAGCAACCTGCCAAAATAATCACGATA